CATCAATGTTTTATTATCGACCCAGAAGATTATGTAAAAGCAGATAACACTGGAGAGATAACAGCCGTTGTTCATAGCCACCCTATAACACCTCCAACTCCTAGTCAGGCAGATAAAATTAGCTGCGAACAAAGTAATCTTCCTTGGCATATTGTTAACCCAAAAACAGAACAATGGGGATACTGTGAACCATGTGGGTATAAACCCCCTTTATTGGGTCGCCCTTGGGTCTGGGGAGTTACTGACTGTTGGAGTTTAGTTAGAGATTGGTATAAAGAAGAGAAGAATACTGAACTTAGAGATTGGGATAGACCAACAACACCAGAGGAGTTTGTACTGAACCCAATGTTTGAAAGTTGTGCATGGAGAACAGGTTTCAGAGAACTTAGACCAGATGAAAAAACAATTAATGGCGATCTTTTGTTTATGTCTATTGGATCTCCTGGTTTAAATCATGTAGCTATTTTCTTAGATGGAGATGTTTTACATCATTTAACCGATAGACTATCTTGTAGAGAGGCTTATTCTCAATGGCTACTGAAATGCACAGGAGGGAGGTATCGTTATGTTGCGTAAAGTAAAATTATATGGAGAACTCGCTAAATTTGTAGGCCATAAAGAGTTTGAAGTAAAAGTAGACAGTATTGGTAGAGCAGTAAGTTTTTTAATAAATAATTTCCCTGGAATCGAAAAGTATATGTCTCCAAAGTACTATCAGGTAAAAGTGGGTAATTACGAAATAGGTAAAGATGAATTGCATTATCCTATTGGGCGAGAAGAAGATATACATTTCATTCCAGTTATCAGTGGTGCTGGAAGAGGATTGGGTAAAACTTTATTAGGAGTAGCTTTAATAGGGGTAGCTATAGCTAGTAGTGGTGCGGGATTTGGGGCTCAAGGTGCTTTTGGTTTTGGGTCTACAATGACTACCGCTAGTGGAGCAGTAAAATTTAGTCTTGCTGCAACACTTGGAAACATAGGTATAGGTCTAGCTTTGATGGGAGTATCTGAAATGCTTACTCCTTTACCTCAAAAAAGAGATTTTAATAGTGAGGAAGATCCAAGACTGTCTTACAATTTTTCTGGAACTCAAAACACTTCACGGGCTGGCACTCCTGTTCCAATCTGTTACGGAGAAATAATCACTGGATCGGTGGTAATCAGTGGCTCAATCGACACCCAACAAGTACAGGCATGACAGACGCACCAAAAAATATTATTGGTTCTGGTGGTGGTAGTCCTCCACCCCCTCCTCAACCGACAAGAGCACCCGATACCCTACATAGTAGGCAATTCTCCACTATCTTAGATTTAATTTCTGAGGGAGAAATTGAGGGGTTTGCCAGTGCCTCAAAAGAAGGAAGAACACAGGGAACTACTGCGTATAACAATGCTGCATTAAAAGACGTATTTTTGAACGACACTCCTGTTTTAAAAGCATCGGCTGACTCCACCAATCCAAGCACAACTGACTTCAACTTCCAAGATGTAAGTTTTACTCCCAGATTTGGAACTGCCAATCAAACAAAAATTCCAGGTGTTGAGAGTAGTTCATCTGTAACATCAGTTGGAGTGACTGTTACTGCCTCTACACCTGTAACAAGACAGATTACAAATACAAATGTAGATGCAGTAAACGTAACAGTAACTTTTCCTCAACTTCAAAGAGCAACAGATAAGGGAGATTTACTCGGATCGTCTGTATCTTTAAAAATTTCAGTGCAATATAATTCTGGCGGTTTTACCGATGTCATTAGTGACACAGTTACAGGTCGAAGTGCTGATGCTTACCAAAGAGATTACAGAGTAAATCTTACTGGTGCTTTTCCAGTTGATATAAGAGTTAGCCGAGTTACAGCAGATAGCACAAGTTCAAGCCTTATTGATTCGTTTTTATGGACAAGTTTTGGTGAAATAATTGATGATGCCAATACTTATGCCAATAGTGCTTATGCTTCTGTTCGATTGGACTCCATGCAGTTTCAATCAATACCAAGTAGAAAATATCGTGTCAGAGGAATAAAGGTAAGGATTCCTGGTGCAGGAGCTAATGGATCGGGCACTCCAACTGTTGATGCTACTACTGGGCGAATTATTTACCCTGACGGCTACGTCTTTAACGGGGTACTCGGAGCAGCCCAATGGTGCTCATGCCCAAGCATGGTGTTACTGGACTTACTTTTAGACACCCGCTATGGATTTGGCAATCATATAACAGAAAGTTCTCTTGATTTATTTTCTTTCGTAAATGCAAGTAAGTTTGCAAACACATTGGTATCAGATGGATTAGGAGGACAAGAAGCCAGATTTAGTTGTAATGTTAATATCCAGAATCTTCAGGAAGCATTTACTTTGATAAATGAACTCGCTGGAGTAATGCGATGTATGCCTATTTGGTCTGCTGGATCGGTAACAATTACACAGGATAAACCAACAGATGCCAGTTACTTATTTAACTTATCTAACGTAGGCGAGGGTGGATTTAGTTACTCAGGCAGTAGTTTAAAAACAAGACACAGTGTAGTGTCTGTTTCCTACTTCAACATGGACAGCAAAGAAGTAGATTTTGAGGTTTATGAAGATGCTGATTTGATTTCCAAGATAGGGGTAGTTATTAAGCAAGTAAAAGCATTTGCGTGTACCAGCCGAGGACAAGCTAGAAGATTAGCAAAAGCAATCGTTTTTTCGGAAAATAATGAATCTGAGGTCTGCACTTTTACAACATCAATAGATTCTGGTGTAGTGGTTAGACCTGGTGCTGTTATAGAAATAGCAGATCCCGTAAGATCAGGAGTTCGCAGAGGCGGAAGAGTCAGTTCTGCCACAACGACCCAAATAACTGTAGATGATTCTGCTGCAACCGATCTACCAACTACAAATAATCCAACATTGAGCGTCATATTACCCGATGGAACTGTTGAAACTAAGTCAGTATCAGGTGTCTCAGGTGCGGTTATAACAGTATCCTCTGCTTTTTCTCAAACTCCAAATGCTAATACAGTTTGGCTGCTGCAAGATGATACAGTTCAAGCCCAAAAATTTAGAGTACTAAATGTCGAAGAACAAGATGGTATAAATTATGTAATTACAGCTTTATCTTATGTAAATGAAAAATACGCATTTATCGAAGATGGTGCAACCTTACCAACAAGAACAGTATCAATACTAAATCTTCCAAAAGATCCTCCCTCTGCTTTACAAGCTGAAGAAAAGATAGTTGAAATAAATAATCAGGCAGTGTCTAAACTTATTGTCAGTTGGCAACCTATTGTCGGTGTTACGCAGTATCAAGTTAACTATAGATTCAATAATGGTAATTTTGTTTCTACAACAGTTTCTTCTCCTGACTTTGAGATATTCAATACTGATATTGGAACGTATGAATTTCAAGTATTCAGTTACAATACTGCATTACAAACAAGTGCGACTTCTGCTGATCTGACCTTCAACGCTGTTGGTAAAACTGCATTACCATCAAATGTTACTGGATTATCAGCCGAACCAATAAATGAAAAATTAGTAAGATTACGTTGGAATCGGTCTACAGATTTAGATGTTACTCATGGGGGTAGGGTATATGTTAGACATTCTCCTCTAACCAATGGTAATGGTACATTTACTAATAGCACTGATCTTATAGAAGCTCTTAGCGGTGCTACCACATCTGCGGAAGTTCCATATCTTGAGGGCGAATATATTTTAAAATTCCAAGATGATGGAGGTAGATTCTGTGCAGGAGAAACAAGTGTAATTCTTGAATTACCTGATAATCAAGCTCCACTTGTTACACAGACCAGAAGAGAAGATTTAGATACTCCAAAATTTCAAGGAACAAAAACTAATGTTTCTTTTGATTCCACCAACAATAACTTAAATTTAGCTGGAGGAGGAAACTTTGATGATATTACAGATTTCGATACTGTTGGTTCATTAGATGATTTTGGTGGAATAGTACCAGAGGGTACTTATGATTTTGGTGGAACTGCTGGTGGAGATACTTTAGATTTAGGTGGTGTATTTAGTCTCGATCTAAAACGTCATTTCTTGACAGAAGGTTTTTATCCGTCAGATCTGTTTGACTCTAGAGGTTTAATTGATGATATTACTGACTTTGATGGAGCTACAGCCACAGAAGTCAATGCTGAAATGTTAGTAAGAGTTACACAAGATGATCCATCAGGATCTCCTACTTATTCTGATTTTCAAACTTTTGCTAACGGAACTTATAAAGGTAGAGGATTTCAATTCAGAGCAA